CGCTCCTTCCCTGGTTGGTAGCGATGAACTCCGCGATGGCCTCTAGGGGGGCCTCACGGAATCTCTGGACGATGGTGCGACCGTTCGGGCTCTCGTCGGTCAGGACGACATCCCCCGTCGGGTCAGACACGAGAGTGGGCGGGTTGATGATGCGCCAGGCCGGTGGACCGGAGACAGGGCCTCCGAGCCAGACCTCCACGGAATCCAGCTCCTTCTCATTCTCGGCAGGGCGGTGGCGGATCTCTCCGATTGCCACCTCACCCCGACGAGTGGAGAAAGCGGCGGTCCCCTCCATGTTCTTGCCAGGGAAGCTCTTCCACCTGTCCTGGACTACCTCGGCCTTAGCCTGAGCCATGGCACGGAGGGTCTGGGCTGGTGTGGCACTCTCTGGCAAGAGCCGCTGGAACCGGTCCCGGATCTCGGTCATAGACGCGCTCCAAACTGACGTGAGGTGACCTTGAGGGCAGCAATCATCTCCACAAGGTCCTGAACGCTCTTGACCTTCGAGGCATCCAGTTGAATGGCTCCCTCGTTGAAGATGTAGGTTGCCCCCTTGCCGGAAGCCACAAGGGCCTTAAGCTGTTCGATTGTAGTCACAACCTCAGCCGTGCCCGAAGTGTTGTAAGCCATCATCCCGTCGGGCAGGATACCGCCCATGTCGCGGGAGACCCACGGCGGGGGAGCGAACAGGTCACGTCGAGCCTGGATCGAGGAGGAGACGTGAGGTGATTCCTTGCGGTCCTGCCAGGCGATGTCCCGAAGGTTCTCCAGGCCGCCGGCTCGCATGACGTCACGTGCCTCCACGACGCCGCCTCGGGCAAACCTCGGGCGACGGATCGAGGACGCGGAGTTGACGTACCCGAACGATTTCTTCACTCGGTTGTTGGACTCGTTACCGCCTACGGTCTCACGGCTCTTGGGGTCGGTCACGATGTTGATATGGCCGGCGTCTCCCCGGTACAGCGCGAGGTCACCGGGTCGCATCGAGCCGCGGCCGACCTTCTGGAGGCTGGTGTACGAGCGGACCGCGGGAGTGTTGGCGACGGGGGACAGGGCCTTGTAGGCGTTGGCCTTCTTGAACACCCAGTCCACGAACATACCGCACCACTCGTCGGTCCACATGCCCGGGGCCTTGGTGAACTTGTTCGGTCGGCCGTAGTAGCCTGTCTGGCTGCGGGCGACGTCCACGACCTTGCGGCCGTCTCCGCCTTCCAACTGTCCCGACTTCGGACCAAGGAATCCCTTGATCTTGTTTACCACGCTCTTGACAATCAAGGTGGGAAGACCGAGGAGAGGCTTATCCGTGAACTGGGACTTCATGGCGTTCACAATGGGGCTGGTGACGCCGTTCAGGGCCTTGACGAACCCTTCCTTAAAGAAGTCCTTACCCTTCTGGATGAAGCCACCTACCGCGTCCACGATGCCGCCGAACATGAAGCCCGGGATACGTCCACCCTGACCCTGGAGAAGCTGGCCGGCTCGTCCCTTCATGCGGTTGGCCGAGTGGATGAACTGTGCACCGCCGAGGGCTTGTGTGGCTTCGGGGACCAGGACTCCCTCGCCGCTGCGAACCATCGCCAGCGTGTTGTCCTTGCTGGAGAAGCCGGGCAGCTTGCCGCCCTTCGAGAGGTCGACGGTACCACCCTTCTGGAACTTCAAGGTGCCAAGCTCCGGCAGGTTGCCCAGACCAATCTTCCCCGCGATGGCGTTCCAGAACTTCCGGATACCTTGGTTGTAGACGGAGTTGATCACGAAGTTCACGGGCTTGGCGGCGATGGCCTTGAGCTTGTCCCACACCTTCCCGATGCCGTCTTTCGCCTTGGTGAAGGCTGTGATGGCCTTGTCCTTCAGGGAGTTGAACGCGCCGGAGACCTTGTCTCGCAGCCAGGTGGCCGCGTTGTAGATGCGGTCCCTAGTGCTGGTGAAGATGGACACCGCACGGTCCCGCAGGCTCGTGACGGCTCCGACCACTCGGTCCTTCAAGGCGGTGAAGCGCTGGACCACCCAGTCTCGCAGGTTCGAGATGAGCTGTCCGGCTCGGTCCCTCATCTTGGTGAACCAGCCGATGATGGCGTTCACGAGGTCCGGCACGAGGCTGTTACCGACCAGCCAGTTCCAGATCTTGAGGAACACGGCCTTGATGCCGTTCCACATGTTGTTGAGGACGCCCGTGATGATCTGCCAGGCTCCCTTGAGAACAGCCACGATGGCGTTCCAGGTGCCCCCAAAGATGTTCTTGATACCGTTCCAGGCGGTCTGCCAGTCCAGGGTGATGATGCCCATGACCAACTGGATGATACCCTTGATGACCTGCATGGCCCCGGAGAAGACACCCGAGATGGCGGTCCAGATCCCCTTGATGGTCTCCCAGATGTTACCCATGGCCAGGCCGATGATGGACCCGATGGTCTGGAAGATGAACGTCACCGTCGGGACAATCCAGCCCTTGTGCGTCTCCCAGGCCTCGGAGATGAGGGCCAGGACCTGCTCGATGACACTCCAGACCTCGTTCAGCTTCTCGCTGATGACGCCCGTCACGTTCTGCCAGATACCCGACAGGCCCTCACCCTTGCCGGCGAGGTCGTCAAAGAAGCCCTTGAACCGCTCGATGATGGGCTGGACGCCCTCGACCAGAGCGTTCCACCCTTCCTTGAGGATGGGCCACAGGGTCTCCTGGAAGAAGTCCAGCAGGACCTGACCCTTCTCCTTGATGCTCTCCCATGCGTCGGTGAGTGTGGGAACGACCTCGGCCTTGAAGAATGCCACCGCCGCAGCGGCAGCTTCCTTGATCTTGTTCCACACCCCCATGACGATGTCGCGGAAGGTCTCCGAGTTTTCCCACGCATACTTGAGGCCGAGCGTCAGGCCCGCGATGGCGGCGACGACTCCCAGCACCGGCCACGAGATGAGCCCGAAGGCGAACCCGATTCCCGCAACGATGGCACCAGCTCCCGCGAGACCGCCGAACACGAGGCCAAGGAGCTTGAGGTTCTCCACGACCGGCTTGACAATCTGCGGGTTCTCCTTCATCCAGTCGGAGAACTTGTTGATGACGGGCATGACATGGTCATTGATCATGTCCACCAGGCCCTGCTGCATGGTCCGCTTCAACTTCTCCAGGCGGGCCGTGAGGCTGGAGTGGAGCATGTCTCCCGCCTTCTTGGCAGAGCCTCCCACCTCGCCGAGACCTGCGGCGGCCTTGCTCGGGTCGAGGGCGAACAGCGCCTCACCCATGTCCTCCGCCTTGGTACCGAAAAGTTCCACTGCGGCCGCGTTGCGCTTAGCCGGGTCTTCGATACCGCGGAGCTTGTCCAGCACCTGGTCGAACGCCTTGGCCGCAGCGGGACCACCCTTGGCGAACTTCTTGACCATGTCGTCTGCATCGAGGCCCACCGTCTTGAAGCCGCCGCGGACTCGCTCGCCTCCCTGGACGGCCTCGATGGAGAACTCCTTGATGGTGTCGGCCACCACGTCGGCGTCTCGTGCACCCGCCTGGAGTCCCTGAGTGATCAGGCCCATGGCTTGCTTGCCATCCAGACCCATGTTCCGGAACTGGGTGGAGTACTCGGAGAAGGTGTCCAGCAGGTCCTGGGCCTCGTTGGCTCCTGTCTGGGCGCCACGGGTCAGGATGTCGAACGCCTCGTCCGCGTCCTTGGCCAAGCCGGTCTTGATCATCTTGGCCACGGCTCGTGTGGTGGGACCCACTTCCTCGCCGAGGATGGACGCCACGTTCATGGCACCCTTGGAGACCTTCTTGAGGTCCTCGTCTCCGGAGATGCCCAGCGCCTTCATGTTCTGTTTGACACTTCGGAGAGCCTCGGTCACGTCGTCAAAGCCCTCACCGTAGCCGTCGGCGTACAGTGAGCCGGCGACCTTGCCGAGCTTCTTGGACTCGCCGCCGAAGGCTCCCACCTGTGCAGAGAGCTTGGCGACCGACTGCTCCTGGCTCATGGCGTCGGTGAAGGCCTTGACGAACACTCCACCGACGACCGCACCGGCCGCAGCGAAGGCCGCGCCAGCGCCGGCAAGTGCGCCTCCCATCTTGCCGGCGTTACGCTGCATCCCCTGTGAGCCGCCGTCTCCGAGGCCATCGGAGAAAGAGCCACCGGCCGTGCGGCCGGCTCGTGAGAAGCGTCCCCGAGCGTCCCTGAGGCGGCCGTCTGCACCTCGGACGATGCCGTCGCCAGCATCGTTGCCCATCCGGCGGAAGCGGCCCTCGTCCAGACCGTCATCGGCGGAGCGAACGAATCCGCGAGAGAACGAGTCGCCGGCCCGCTGTCCCGCCTGCTGGGATGAACGGCGGACGGCACTGTCGTTGATCTCCGCGGAGATAGCGACAACGCCTTCCGCTACCCGGACTGGCATGGGGCCCCCTTAATCGAAGTACTGGGCTAGCTCGGGGTTTAGGTTGATGTCTCGGTAGTACTTCTTCCCCTGCGAATCGCCGGCGGAAGCCTTCGAGGACGTGTTAGGAGTCGGTGAGTTTCGAGGCGATGACTTCTCACTCTCTTCCTCAGCCCTCATCCTGATCACGCCCTTATAGGCAATTAGGCGATCCGCATAAGAGAAGAAACGCTCTGCTGGCATGTCCTCTACGTCGTCCCCGTCGATGCGGTGGAACACGGAGAGGTCAGACCAGATGTCCTCAAGGTAGTTGAGGACCCAAGCTACTTCTTGGAGACGCGGTGACGGCTCTTGCCAGAAGGGCGCTTTCCCTCCATGCCGCCCAGGACCTTCTTCTCCACCTTGGAGATGATCTTGTCCAGGATCTCGCGGTCGAGGTTGGGGTGGTTCTTGAGGGCGTCGTAGCCCTCCTGACCCAGCATCTCGGTCATCATCCAGTGGATGGCCGCGTCGGGACCCTGCTCCGTCTGACGCTCCAGGTAGCCCAGCGCCATACCCGCGGAGGGCTTGGCGGGGATCTGGTAGATGTCGTCGTCCAGCTCGAAGAGGGGCTCCATGGGAACCTCGACCTCTTCGCCCTCGGAGGTCTTCGTGGACGGGAGCTTGATGATGTCCAGGTCCTCTACAGACATGGTGGGTCTCCTTAGTGCGGCCGCCGTTTACGGGCGACTGGATGGGTGTGGTACAGACCCGGGGCCGAGCGAACACGGGAGAACTCTCGGCCCCGGGGGTCATGCGGGATGTTCCACACCAGCCTGAGCTGGCGGCGGAACTTACGGGGTGACTACCTCGACCTCGTCGATGTAGCGGAAGGGTCGGATCGCCTTGGTGACGTAGTGGCAGGAGAACTCCACGGGGAACAGCGTCTGGCTGTCCTTCATGTACTCCTGGCCGACCGAGGCGACGTTCAGGACGCGTCGAGCGATCACCCGGCGCTTGAGGCTGTTCGGGCCGTAGCCGTCGAACACCAGCGCGGAGTAGGTCGGGGTATCACCGGAGTCGTCCATGGACGGCTCGTAGGCACGAGAGCCGGCGGCCTCGGTGATCGTGCCACCGTTGGCGGCGAGCTGGAAGTTCTCCAGCGTGGGCTCCGCCAGGTTGGAGTTGATCTTGAACTCACGCTTGGTGAGCCGGCGGCCGGGGATGTCGACCACCTGGTCGACCTCCAGCTCCGTGTACTCCTGGTTCAGCTCCAGGGTGATACCACCCTGAGTGCCGCCCATGTCGGCCCAGTCGGCCGCCGAGGCGACAGCGGACATGTCCGTGTTGATCTCGGTGTCCGTGGGTTCGGCGGCCCCGAACTCTCCCCGGAACAGCTCACCCGGACCGAGGGTGAGGTTGGTGACGGTTACTGCCATTGGAAGTGCCTCCTCGGGCGCGGGTTACTTGGTCTTCTGGTCGGCGTCGGAGATGAGAGCCTTCGGCCGGGTCGCCTTGGGGGCGGCCTTCTCGTCCTTGCTCTCGTCCTGCTCCGCCGGCGCCTCGTCGCCCGGCTCCTCGATGAGGAGACCCATGCGGCGGAGGTCGGTCATCTCCTGCTCGGTGACCTCGGTGGTCTGGTGCGGGGTGTTCCTCAGCTTAACCTTGGGCACGGAACTCACTCCTGTTCAGGGGGAACTCTACGGCTTCCATCCCGCGCACGTACTGGAGCGGGATGCCCTCCAGCGGGTTGATCCCGATGGGCTTGACGGGGGTCCCTGGGAACAGGAACTCCATCTCCTCGCGGTTGGTGTGGAAGATCGGTCGACCATCCTGCGAGAGGAACTGACCCGTCGACTCTCCCCACAGGCCATAGAGAGGTCCCTTGGGGAGTTTGATGGCTTCCTGGTCGGTGGTCATAGCTTCCTCACCCAGAACAACTGGAGGTCGAAGGTGTAACAGGCGAACCGTGCTTCGTCGCCTAGGACTCGTCGCGGCTCGGTCAGGGCCTTGGAGCCGAGGACGCGGGCGTCATCATGCGTCGCCGGCAGAACCAGATGGCCCCAGTACCTCTTGTCCCAGGTTGCCTGAGTGATGATCTCGGCTAGGTTGTTGGCCTTGCCCCACGGCGGCTTCTCGCTGTTCGGCTTCGCGGCCCAACAGTTGATCTGGTACACGGGCTGGCGCTGGGGGGTGTAGACGTCCGGGGCACCCGAAGCCAGTTGCACCTGGATGAAGCCCTCGGCTTCCCACGTGCTGGAGTCCGCGGGCAGTGTAGAGGCCACGGAGTTCTGCGGAATGCCCTCGACGGTCTTAACCCATGAGATGCCCACCAGCTCATTGGTCGGGAGAAAGGCCATGGTGATCACCCTACCGACACGGAGATGCCGCGGAGACGCCTCTGACGCAGCGCCGCGGGACGGATGAAAGGCTGAGCCTGCGTACCCGGGTGGCGAACCATCTTGACCGGGTGATGAGCCCCGGGCCACCATAGCGCTTGCTTGGTGCGAGGCCGGATGATGTGCGGCTCCGTGCCGTACTCCACGAAGTGCCAGTAAGGAGCGGAGATGGTAATGATGTTCCCTCGACGGCGAACAGACCTGACGAGATCGCCAGTGTCCACCGGAGCATTACGCTTGATGTCCGTCTCAACCTCGGCGGCTACCTGTTCCAGGAGGGGCTGGACAAGCTGTTCCAGATCTGCCTGGTAACCAGGTGCCATGTTCACGGTGATGCGGGCTACTGTAGCCATGTCCTCGCCTCCTTTACGTCGGCTTAGAGGTTGTCGGTTTGGACTCTCCGCAGGATGAAGCTCTTGGCCGCGGCGCCCATCGGGTCCTGGGGGTGGACGATGGATTCGATCATGTAAACGAATCCTGTACGCTCGTCCTTGAGCCGGTCCGTTTCCTTTACGTCCACGTTGGCTCGGCATCGCCCAAGATGAGTCTGGACGATGGTGGTGCGGTTCTCAGACGGCAGGTACTGCCGCTTGGACTGCATGATGATGGAGAACGGATTCCTGGTCGAGACCGGTACCTCGTTGTCCATCTCGTCGCCGTACTCGTCCGTGAGCGTCTCCGGCGACGTGCGGAGGATCGTCACGTAAGTGTTGGGACGGAAGGCGGCGGATGTGCTCACAGCGGCGTCCACCCGCCCGCCATCTCGTCATTCTCGTCGTCGTCATAGAGACCCATGGTCTCTGGGGTGACCTTCTTCCGCAGGGCGAGTGCCTGTGTCGGCGTCAGGGGTTCGATGGTGCGGGTTCGCATCCACGAGAGCCGCATGATCGAAGCCTTAGCCAGCGGGGCCAGGACGTGTGCGTCCGGATCGCCCTTGCTGTACTGGAGGCCATCTTGCACGACGAGGTTTACATCTGATCGGCCGAACAGATCCACCTGACCGCTCATCCAAGCTGCCTGGTAAGCCTCGGCCTTCTTGAGTAGCCGGGAGTCACGGCCGGAGAGGTTCGCCGCTGCGGTATCCACCACACCCACGAAGATCTCCAGCAGTGAGGAGGCCATGTCTAGCTGTGTCTGCGTGATCTCCTCGCCCGTGGCGGTAAGAGCTTCCGCGGGGGTTGCCCAGCTCATGACATGGCCTCCTCGACTACTTCACGGGAGCGGAGTACCGCACGATGAAGTGGGTCTCCGTCTCGTCGGTGCCGGCGAACTTCGGTTCGCGGACCAGCACGTAACCGTCACGCGCGGCGACCTTGGCGGCCACCTTCACGTTGGCATCGTGCCAGGCGTCGTCCCCCTCGATGTGGGGAGCCGGCTTGCGGACCCGAACCGCGTGGACGAACTCGCCGGCGTCGCCAGTGGACGCGCGCTTCTGTGCGTCCGTCTGGGCGTCGTTCTCGTCGTCCGGGTCGGTAGAGTCGTCGGTCGCCTGTTCGTCGTCCTGAGACGCCTCCAGCGCCTCGTAGGACTGCCCCTTGTCGACTCCTGCCGGCGTCACATCAGACTGCACCTCCGACTCGGATCCGTCGCATCGCTCTCCAGCGATCTTGTGGACCTTGATCTTGGTGCCGTCCTCCTTGGTGCCGACCTCGTGCTCACACACGGGACAGGTGACCTTGTCTTCCTTCTCTGCCATGCTGTTCACCTCCTCAGGGCTCTAGTGATCGGCTGGTGTGGGTCGTTACGGCGTGACGGCCGGGACGATCTCCAGCACCGCCGCGGCGGCCGGGTGGGTGAGAGCGAAGGCGCGACGGGCACGCATCTTCAGGAGCGCCTCGTCGGTGAGGAACGCGGCGCCGCTGTCCGGACCGGCGACCTTGGACTCCGGGCCGGAGCGCTTGCCGAGGGCGAGGAAGTCGCGGTTCACGATGATCACCAGCGGATTGCCGGTCGGGGCGTGCGTGGCGACGGCCGAGGTGCGAGCACCGTGGGAGTACCGGATCTTGTACCCGAACAGCGTGTCGGGGGTCTGGGAGTCGCCGCCCTGGCCGCGGACGAAGATCGGCGTACCGTTGTCGTCCTTGATCCCGCGGAGGGTCTCCTTGAGCGACGGGTGGGCGACGACCAGCGCCTTGGACTCGTCCCAGTAGTCGCTGGTCTCGGCCAGACCGAGCAGGCCGGAGAGGTTGTCGTACGAGACGGCGACACCCGCGGCGGTGGCGAGGTAGTTGGCGTCCGCGACGTAGCCCAGCTCGGCGTCGGCGGTACGGACCGAGCGGTAGACCGAGGTGTAGGGAACGGAGACACCGGAGACGGCGGCCGTGGTACCGAAGGCCGCGTTGTCGAGGTACTTGGCCCACGAGGATGCCCACTCGACACGCTTGGTCTCCAGGATGCCGATGTTGCTGTCCTGGAGGTCCTCGTCCGCGATGCGGATGGCGCGGCCGGCCTTCTTGGCGACCAGGAGGACGTCGTCGTTGACGTTCTCGTCCTCGCCGTACGCGGCACCCTTCGCCACGCCGTTGACGTCCACGCCGGCGGACCGGGGGATGTGACGGGTGTCGGTGGACATCGGGTACGGGGTGGCCTCGGACTCGATCACCGAGGTCTGGGCGACCTTGGTGAGAACCTTGCCGTCGTACTCCTCGGGGATCCAGTCCTCGAAGGTCATACGTGCCATGGTGTCTACCCTCCTTCAAGGGTGAGAGAGAATGATCACGAAGCGAAGGAGGGACTCCACCAAAAAGCCCTCAGGCAAGAGAGGTGGGGTCCGCCATTCCTGACGCTTCGCCACCCTCTATCCAGAGGGCTTATGGTCGTGCTTGTGCCACAAACGGTAACGGAAATTGTCAAGGGCCGTCAAGTGCCGTCAAGCGGCAGGACCAATTCCGTTACACAATCGTGACTTTCTCAGGCCTCGCCGCGGAGCTTGGCCATGAGGAGTTCCGAGGTGGTCAGCTTCTTGGGTGCCGGCTTCTTGCC